CATCCGACGTTACTAAACGAAACAGAAATGGACAAACAGCGTCTGGCTTATATTCTCTTTTTATCCCAATGGAGTGGAACTACGAAGGATTTATTGATGAGCACGGAAGCCCAGTCTTCAATAATCCGAGTGATGACATCTTTGACCCCCATGGAGAGTTAATAGATGTAGGTGTAATAGACAACTGGCAAAACGAAGCTGATGGTTTAAAAGGAGATCAAGATGCTTTAAATGAGTTTTATCGTCAGTTCCCAAGAACTACTGAACACGCGTTTAGAGATGAAACAAAAAATAGTATATTTAACTTAGTAAAAATATACGAGCAAATAGATTACAACGAAGAAATGTCTAGAACGTTAGGTATTACTAAAGGTAATTTTCAGTGGGTTAACGGCGTGAAAGATTCTAAAGTAATATTTTACCCAGATCCAAAAGGTAGATTTAAAGTAAGTTGGGTACCACCAATAAATATACAAAACAAGGTTGTGATAAAAAACGGTGTTAAATGGCCGGGCAACGAACACATGGGGGCTTTTGGTTGTGATAGTTACGATATATCAGGAACAGTAGATGGTCAAGGCTCTAAAGGGGCTTTACACGGACTTACAAAGTTTAGTATGGAAGACGCACCGGCCAATCAGTTCTTTTTAGAGTACCTAGCAAGACCACAAACAGCAGAGATGTTTTTTGAGGACGTTCTAATGGCTTTAGTTTTTTACGGGATGCCTTTACTTGCGGAGAACAATAAGCCTCGTCTATTATATTATTTAAGAAGGCGTGGTTATAGAGGGTTTAGCATGAACAGGCCTGATAAAATATGGAATAAATTATCTGTAGCAGAAAAAGAAGTAGGTGGTATACCTAACTCTAGTGAAGATATTAAGCAAGCTCATGCAGCAGCAATAGAAATGTATATACAAAGCCATGTCGGTATGAATGCTGAAGGTCAATTTGGTAGTTGTTATTTTAACGAACTTTTAAATGACTGGGCTAAGTTTGACATAAACAAAAGAACAAAACATGATGCGTCTATAAGCTCTGGTCTTGCAATAATGGCTAACAACAGACATCTTTATAGGCCAAACGCACCAACACAAAAACCAAAATTAAACATAAATATTGCTAAATATAGAAACGACGGCAATACATCAAAAATAATAAAATAAATATGGCAGAGGCAGTTATAAGAAGTTATTTCCCTAGTCAAGTTGTTAGTGACGAAGAAAAAAGAAGCTTTGAGTATGGACTTAAAGTAGCTAAAGCTGTTGAAAACGAGTGGTTTGTTAACAACAAAGGTAACAATAAGTTTGACAGTCTACTTAATAATTTTCACAGTTTAAGGCTTTATGCAAGGGGAGAACAATCAGTTCAAAAATACAAAGACGAATTGTCTATAAACGGTGATATGTCCTATCTTAATTTAGATTGGAAACCAGTGCCTATTATTTCTAAATTTGTTGATATAGTTGTAAACGGTATATCTGAAAGAACTTACGATATAAAAGCTTATTCTCAAGATCCTTATGGTGTTGCTAAGCGAACTGAATATATGGAAAATATACTTTCAGACATGAGAACAAAAGATTTAGCTGCTTTTGTTGAGCAAAATCTTGGTATTGACGTTAGAAAAAACCAAGTGGAAACATTACCAGACACAGAAGAGGAACTGCAATTACACATGCAACTTAGTTACAAGCAGTCTGTAGAGTTAGCCGAAGAGCAAGCTTTAAATGTTTTGTTAGAAGGAAATAAATACGAATTAACAAAAAAACGTTTTTATAGAGATTTAACCGTTTGTGGTATTGGAGCTGTAAAAACAACTTTTAATGATTCTGAGGGTGTTGTTGTAAAGTATGTTGATCCAGCGAATTTAGTTTATTCTTACACTGAAGACCCTTATTTTCAAGATATATACTACGTTGGAGAAGTTAAATCAATACCTGTAAACGAACTTGTTAAACAGTTTCCTGATTTAACTATGGCAGAGCTTGATGACATTGTAAAAAACCCAACTTACAACACTGCTAACTACAGCAACAACTTGTCAGGTAGGGGCGGAATAGATCCTAACGAAGTTCAAGTCTTGTATTTTAATTACAAAACTTTTCAAAACGAAGTTTATAAAATAAAGCCAACAAGCACTGGTTCTTTAAAAGCAATACCTAAAACAGACGCGTTTAATCCGCCAGAAAATTTAGATGGTGATTTTACAAAATTAAATAAAGCTATAGAGGTTTTATATGAAGGGGCTATGATTTTAGGAACGGATAAACTTCTTAAGTGGGAATTAGCAAAAAATATGGTTAGACCAAAAAGCGATTATACAAAAGTAAAAATGAATTACAGTATAGTTGCGCCTAGAATGTATAAAGGAAGAATAGATTCTATGGTAAAAAGAATAACTGGTTTTGCTGACATGATACAACTTACTCACTTAAAGCTACAACAAGTACTATCTCGAATGGTGCCAGATGGTGTTTACTTAGACGCTGATGGTCTTGCTGAAATAGATTTAGGCAATGGTACAAACTATAATCCACAAGAAGCTTTAAACATGTTCTTCCAAACAGGTTCTGTAATTGGTAGATCATTTACTTCTGAGGGTGATATGAACCCAGGCAAAGTTCCGATACAAGAAATAGCCAGTGGTAATGGCGGTGCTAAAATGCAGTCTTTAATAGGTAACTATAATTATTACTTGCAAATGATTAGAGATGTAACCGGCTTAAATGAAGCTAGAGATGGTAGTATGCCAGATAAAAACGCTTTAGTTGGTGTGCAGAAGTTAGCAGCTGCAAATAGTAATACCGCAACAAGACATATATTACAAGCTGGTTTGTTTTTAACTCAAGATGTTTCTGAGCAATTGTCACTTAGAATATCTGATATTATAGAGTATTCTCCAGCGAAAGAAGCTTTTATACAAGCAATAGGAAATCACAATGTTGCTACGCTAGAGGAAATGCAAAACTTACACCTTTATGATTTTGGAATATTTATAGAATTAACGCCAGATGAAGAAGAAAAAGCAATGCTTGAAAATAATATTCAAATGGCTTTACAACAACAGCTTATAGAACTTACAGACGCTATTGATCTTAGAGAAATAAAAAATATAAAGCTGGCTAATCAATTGTTAAAAATAAGAAGAGATAAAAAGCTAGCTAAAGACCAGCAAATACAACAACAAAATATACAAGCTCAGTCTCAAGCTAATATACAAGCGCAGCAAGCATCTGCTCAAATGGAGTTACAAAAACAACAAGCTTCAGTTCAAGCAGAAGCGCAACTAGAACAAGTTAAAGCTCAACTTGATGCTCAAAAGCAAGCGCAAGAAGTAAATTACAAAAAAGAGCTAATGGCTTTAGAGTTCCAATACAATATGCAAATTAAAGATATGGAAACTAAAAACCTATCTAATAGAGAAAAAGAAAAAGAAGATCGCAAAGACGAAAGAACAAAAATTCAAGCAACTCAACAAAGTGAGATGATTGAACAAAGAAATAGTGGAAAAGCACCTAAAAACTTTGAATCTGCAAGTAATGATATAGTAGGTGGAGGTTTTGATTTAGGAGCATTTGACCCTAGATAACAATTATTAATTATTATTATATTATATTATGGCAAAAAAAGAAAAAGCTGGAAAGCTTAAAATGAAACCAATAAAGTCTACAAACGTAGACGAGGTAATAAAAGTAGACACGTCTAAAGCTAAAGAGCAAGAAGACAATAAAGAACCAATAGAAGAACCAACACAAGAACCAGTAAAAGATGAAGTTAAAGAAAATAACCCTGACAACGAGGGAGTGGCTAGAGTCGATGAAAATGCCGATGCCACAGAAAAACAAGAAGAAGTACAGCCGGAAGTTGAAGCACAAAAAACTCCAGTATTAGAAGAAATTACTGAAGAAGAAGTTCAAGAGCAAGCAGAAGAATTAACTGAGCAAGTTGAAGAAGCTGTAGCCGAAGCTCAAGAAACTGGAAAAGCTTTACCTGAAAATATCCAAAAGTTAATGGATTTTATGGAAGAAACTGGTGGTGGCTTAGAAGATTACGTAAGACTTAATCAGGATTTTTCTAGCTATGATGACATGACAGTTTTAAGAGAGTACTACAAACAAACAAAATCTCACTTAGCACCAGATGAAGTAGAGTTTTTAATAGAAGAGTCTTTTTCGTATGACGAAGAAGAAGATACTGAAAGAGAGATTAAAAAGAAAAAAATAGCGTTAAAAGAGCAAGTTGCTGACGCTAAAGCCTATTTAGACGGGCAAAAGTCTAAATACTATGAAGAGATCAAAGCCGGTGTCAAGTTGACTCCAGATCAAAAAAAAGCTATGGATTTTTTTAATAGATACAACAAAGAAAACGAAGAGAATCAAAGATTACAAAAGCAGCAAACCGATACTTTTAAAATGAAAACTAAAGAAGTTTTTAATAACAATTTTAAAGGTTTTGACTACAATGTAGGAGACAAAAAGTATAGGTTTAATATTAAAAATACTGGCGAAGTAATGAATACTCAAAGCGACATTAATAATTTTGTCAAGAAGTTCTTGAATAAAAACAATGAGATGTCAGACGCTAAAGGTTATCACAAGTCTTTATTTACAGCTATGAATGCTGATGCTGTTGCTAATCATTTTTATGAGCAAGGTAAAGTAGACGCTTTAAAAGATAGCGTTGCAAAAGCTAAGAACGTAAATATGGACCCAAGACAATCATTTAAAAATGAAAATACAAGCGGGCCAAAGGTTAGGGTTTTATCTGATGATACTCCAGTTAGATTTGGATTTAAAAAATAAATAACTAATAAATAAATATAAAAAAATATGCCAACAATTACTCCCGGACCAGCACTAAATTCAGTGCCAGCTCCGGTTAAACAAACAACGGCTGGGAACTTTCTTGATATAAGAACTAACGGATGGGCTCAGCAATATTTACCAGAATTAATGGAAGCGGAAGCTGAAGTATTTGGTAATAGAACAATTTCAGGACTTTTATCAAGAATGGGTGCTGAAGAAGCTATGGCTTCTGATCAAGTAGTATGGTCAGAGCAAGGTAGATTACATATAGATGTATCAGGAACAATGGCTTTTGCTGGTTCTGGTGCAACTTTAGTTGCAACGGTAACAACAGCTGCTGCTACTGGTATTAGAGTAGGTGATGTAGTTGTAATGCACCAAGCTAACAAAGGTGAATTAAAATGTTACGTTACATCAACTCCAACAGACACCACATACACTGTTGTACCTTATTCTAAAAACACTGTTGCCACAGCTGGTGGTGTAGTATTTACTGCACAAGCAACAAAAGCATTTGTTTTTGGTTCTGAATACAAAAAAGGAACTTCAGCGCCTGCTTCGGCAATTACGCCAAGTTTTAAGTCTTTTGAAAACAGACCAGTTATAATCAAAGATCTTTATGAGATCAACGGTTCTGACGCTTCTCAAATTGGTTGGGTTGAAGTTTCTGGTGAAGATGGACAAAATGGTTACCTATGGTACCTAAAAGCTCAAGGTGATACTAACGCTAGATTTACAGACTACCTTGAAATGGTTTGTGTAGAGGGTGAGTTAAACGCTTCTACTGCTGCTGGAGGTAGTAACACTCCTACTGTTCTTGACTTACTAGGAACAAGATCTGGTACTGAAGGTCTTTTTGCTGCGGTAAAATCAAGAGGTAACTCAATAGACGGTATTGCTGCTGCTTCAAACTCAAACGCTTTAGCAGCTTTTGATACTATATTAAAAGAGTTTGATAAGCAAGGTGCAATTGAAGAAAACATGCTGATGGTTAACAGAAAACTTTCTTTAAAGTTTGATGACATGCTATCTGATGTAGGACCAAACGCTACTGGTTCTGGATTTGGTTTATTCAACAACTCTGCAGACATGGCGTTAAATTTAGGTTTCACTGGTTTCAGAAGAGGTTCTTATGACTTCTACAAGTCTGACTGGAAATACTTAAACGATGCTACTTTACGTGGAAACTTTGGTGATGGCACTGGTGTTATAGAAGGTCTTATGATACCTGCTGGTACTTCAAACGTATACGACCAAGGTATGGGTAGAAACATTAGACGTCCTTTCTTACACGTTAGATACAGAGCTTCACAAACTGAAAGCAGAAAAATGAAAACTTGGATCACTGGATCTGTTGGAGCTGCAACTTCACAGTTAGATGCGATGGAAGTTAACTATTTATCTGAAAGATGTTTAGTTACTCAAGGCGCTAATAACTTCATGTTATTAACTAAGTAACAATTATTTTAAAGAGACTGGGATTAATTTCCCAGTCCCTTTCTTTTTATTAATTTTATTATATATTATATTATGGCAAAAAAACAAGAAAAGGTAGAGGTACCTGTTGTTGAAACACCAGTTGTTGAAACACCAAAACCTAAAAAAGTTGAACCTGCAAAACCAAAGTGGGAAATAAAAGATAGAACTTACTTACAATTTGAGCCGCACGGCTTAACTCATACATTAAGTAGTAATTGCTATTATTTCGACGAGGAAAAAGGCTATAGAAGACAAGTTCAAATAACAAGAAACCAACTAACTCCTTTTGTTGATGAGTTTAAAGGTGATGTGATATTAGATCATATAACTTTTAGAGATGGTGTTTTAGTAGTTCCTAAAGAACAGGTTGTATTACAAAAAATACTATCTTTATATCACGAACATAAAGATGTAAAATATTACGAGTACAACGCTGAAGAAGAAGCTAAAGAAGAGCTAGTTGATATAGATTTAGAATTAGACGCTATGGTAGCCGCTAGAAACGCTGACTTAGACACTGCTGAAGCAATACTGCGTGTTGACATTGGTTCTGAGGTATCTAGCATGACATCTAAGGAGATAAAAAGAGATATACTAATATACGCTAAGAACAATCCCAAAGTGTTTTTAGATCTTCTAAATGATGACAATGTAGTTCTTAGAAATTTTGGAATTAAAGCAACTGAAGAAGGTTTGTTAGTATTGTCTGCTGACCAAAGAACTTTTTCTTGGGGATCTAATGGTAGAAAATTAATGAACGTTCCTTTTGATGAACACCCATATTCAGCTTTAGCCGCTTGGTTTAAAACTGATGAAGGCATGGGGGTTTACAAAAACATTGAAAAACAATTGAAGTAAAAACCTTGTAGAAGCGGTCGCTCTACGGGGCGATCGCAAACTACAAACAAAAAATAAAAATGGCAGTAAATATAAATACAGTTTACCAAAGAGTTTTAGCAATAGCTAACAAAGAGCAAAGAGGGTATATAACGCCTCAAGAATTTAACTTGTTTGCTAATCAAGCTCAAATGTCTATATTTGAACAATATTTTTACGATATAAATCAATTTGACAGGCTGCCTGGTAACGAACACCCTTATTCTGACATGACAACACTGTTAGAAGAAAAAATAAGTATATTTAAAAAAAGAAACCAACCTGTTACAATTATAAATCAATATGGTGACGGAGTGTTACCTACAGATATATACAGGCTTGGTACTGTTTTAAGATTTTCTTTGCCAAACGTAAGCGGTTCAACAATGGCAGAAATAGAAGAAATATCACCAGAAGATTATATGTATTACAGCTCTTCTCCATTAGCAGCCCCATCAAAATACCGACCGGTATATATAAGAAACTCAGCAACAGAAATAAAAATATATCCATACTCCACTAGTATAAACACTGGTTTAAATTTAAGTGCGGTACAATACTTTCAACAAACTGGAGAAAATCAATACAACGGGCAAAATAATCAATTTAACGCTGCCGGTTTTGCGGTAACGCCAGCTGTTACACAGGCTACAGGTGGTAGTGTTAATGTTTATATGCCTGCGGTTGCCGGTAATCCATCGGCGCCAATAGGTCAAATTAAAGTTGGTCAAGTTGTAACAGGTACAAATATAGCTACATTACCAGCTACTACGGTAAAAAATTACATCGCGGGAGCATCAACAACTTTAGGTGGTGCTGTATCAACTGGCGACAAAACGTTTACGGTTGTTGCGCCTGGATCTACAGCTGGTACTATTGCGGTAGGGCAATACATAAATTTAGGGGCGTTTCCAGCGGGCACAACCGTTGTTGGTGTTCAAGGAAACTTAGTTACCGCAAGTGCGGCGGCCACTGGTAACGCTGCTAACGGTAACGCTGTAACATTTTTAGCCCATCTAACGTTATCACAACTACCGTCAGCGGCTTTAACATCATCCAATGCTTTAACTTTTAATGAAGCAGAGTCTTTGTCTTATATAGAACCTGGGCAAGCTGTTACTGGTTCTGGAGTTCCAGCTAATACAACAGTATCTGCTGTAAACGGTAGTGTTGTTACTTTGTCAAATGATCTTACTAACGGAGCTTTTGTTACACTTACTTTTATATCTGATGATATTAAGTGTGACTATATAAGAAGACCTGTAGACGTCGACTGGGGTTACAACACCGTTAACTCAACAGCGCTATACAACTCTAGTATATCTACAAACTTTGAGTTACACGAGTCTGAAGAAACAAATTTAGTTGTAAAAATCCTTGGTATAGCTGGTATAGCTATAAAAGATCCTTCGTTATATCAAATTGCAACAGCAGAAGAAAACAGAACTACTCAACAAGAAAAATTATAATAAATGGGGTTATTAAAACAAACACAAAAACAATACTACAGCACAGATTCTCCAAGTACATTTGGTAATTATTCTTTTGTTTCTTTAGAAGATATTATAAATAATTTTATAGTTTCCTACGTTGGTGACGACAAAATTATAAACAAAATAAAAAGAGCTGACGTTGCTTTTCACGCGCAAAGGTCAATGCAAGAGCTTAGTTACGATACTTTAAAATCTGTAAAATCTCAGGAGATAACTTGCCCTCCTACACTAACCATGGTTTTGCCACAGGACTATGTTAACTACGTTAAAGTTTGTTGGAGCGATAATGATGGTGTTGAGCATACAATAAATCCTGTTTCTGTAACTGGAAACCCAACGTCAATAATACAAAGTGGTGAAAACTACACTTTTAATGGTGATAATTTAGCTACTAATGCTAATTCAAAAACTTGGGATAATTTCAAAGCAGAGCCTAACGGCGGTGATGTTGATGACTATGATTGGGACACTGACAAATATGACTTGAACCTAGGTATGAGATATGGTATTGACCCGCAATACACTCAATCTAATGGTTATTTTTATATAGACCCTAACACAGGCAAAATACATTTTAGCAGCTTTTTAAATGGAAAAACTATTGTATTGAAATATATAAGCGATGGGCTTGGCACCGATGCTGAGATGATAATACCAAAACTAGCCGAAGAAGCAATGTACAAGTGTATAGCATACGGTATAATGTCAACAAGAGCAAACGTGCAAGAATTTATTGTTCGTAGATTTCAAAAAGACAAATTTGCAGCTGTAAGAAAAGCAAAACTAAGATTATCAAATTTAAAACTAGAAGAATTAACGCAAGTGCTTAGAGGTAAATCTAAGATAATAAAACACTAATATATGCCGGAGATTAAAAATACTTTCACCTCGGGGAAGATGAACAAAGATCTTGACGAGAGATTAGTTCCTAATGGAGAATATGTTGATGCTTTAAACATAGACGTTGCATCATCTGCCTCTGACAACGTTGGTACAATTCATAATTCTTTTGGTAATGTTAGAAAAGACACAATGCACAACATAGGTGGTAAATGTATTGGGTCTATGGTAAACAAAGAAGATCAAACAATAATATGGTTTATTGCTGGTGGTAGCGTAGATGCTATTGCAGAATATAACCCCGTAACAGACGTTACAACACCTATATTAGTATCTCCACTAGAAGGCTCGGCCGGAGCTTTTTTAAAATTCAACGCAAACAGACTTATTACAGCTATTAATGTTATAGATGGTTATCTATATTGGACAGATAATTATTCAGAGCCAAAAAGAGTAAATATTAAAAGAGGTAAAGCCGGTAGATATACATCCTCTAGCTCTATAGCAAACCTGTGGACAACAACTACAAAGTTAAAGTTAAAAGATGGTACTTTTGGTGGTAATGTATTAGAAAAACATTTAACTGTAGCTAGACCATACCCTATCAATGCTCCAACCTTAACGCTTTCAAACTCGCTAAGGCCGGGTAGCGATGACTCTACGGTGAAAATACCTAGCAACACGTCTACAATGCCTAGTGATGTTGGTGGTGGTAACAACGATAAAACTTGTAATATATACGGAAGAGGATCTGGTTCTACGGTTCAATATTATCAAAACTTAACTTTTAAAGCAGCCAACTCTACCTCTAATGGACAGGTTGAAATAGAAATTGATTCTACCGTCGCTGGTTTTAACGAAAAACTATGGCAATCAGTTGTTCCAGGGTATTATTTAACAAAAACAACAACTACAGGTGGTGTGGTTCAAAATAATTTGGACTTTAAAATATCAGCGGTAGATTATGGTAATTACACTATTTTTGTTAACGAGTATAACGACGCTACTATTGATGGTGTTGGTGCTATTACAGCTGGATCTACGCTTGAAATATCAACTTTTCAAGAAGCTTATAACAATGAATCGTTTTTTAACTACAAAGATGCTACAGGTACTATACGCCCAAAACCAGTTGGTATAAGTGCTAACAAAAGCAATGGGTTAAAAGATGGTGGTTTACTAAACGATGGTAGTGGGGCGGACATAACGCCAACAGCTTTAATAGCTGGTAACGGTTTTGCCCCTGTTTCAGGAAAACCAAACCAAGCAATTCTTACAACAACAAGTGGTACCGCGGTGTTACCATCAGGCGTTATAGCTAACACATTTATAGTGGGTCATGTTTATGAGTTAACTATGATTATAACAAACTACAGCGGTTCTGGAAATATTGGTTTTAGGCTTGATAACACTTTAGGTCTACCTTACTCTGCTAGAAGAAGCAACGGAACCATATCATGTAAGTTTAAGGCAAAAGCAACTGGTAGTTTAAGGTTGTTTAAGAAAGAAACCGCTGCGGCAAATATATCCTACTCTATTAAGTGTTTATCTGGCCCAAGAGAAGTTAAAATACAAGAACTTATATTTGAAGGACAGCCTGATTATAAAGTTGGTGATGTTGTCAAGCTTTCTTTAACAAACCCTTTATCTAACAACGCGGGTGAAAAAACTGAATTAAATTTTAGGGTAAAACTTTTAGAGCAAAATCTTGATATAACTGAAAACGTATCTGGTTACGGTGGCACTGGATCTAACGGGCAAAGAAAAGTTTTTGATTGTGAAATACTAAGCATAGATAGCTCTATATCGCTTCTTACGGCGTCTCAATACAGAGGGCCTTGGACTTGTGAAAGACAAAAACCAAACTCGATATTTCAACAAACTTTTCCAAGGTTTGCTTACAGGTGGAAATATATAGACAATGAGTTTTCTGCAATATCTTCTTTTACTGAGGTTGCTTTTTTACCTAAAGATATTGAATATGAGTATGACGCTGAAAATGGATTTAATACTGTAATGGAAAACGACGTTAGACGTGTTGTGCTAGGTAATTTTGAAAAAACCCCTAAAGATGCTGTTGGCTTAGATATTTTATATAAAGAGTCTGGCAGCACAAACATATACATAGTAGAGTCTTTAAAATACGAAGAACTAAAATCTTTATCTACATACGTTATTGATTCCGAGCTAGTCAAAGGAGTTTTACCTTCTAACCAACTTCTAAGACCTTATGACAACGTGCCTGTAAAAGCTCAAGCGCAAGAAATTACTGGAAACAGGCTTCTTTATGGTAACTACACACAACAATACAACGTTGATGAAAAGCTAAAAGTAATAGCTAGTGTGGACAAGTCAAATATTAACGATTTAAAAGCACAAAAGTCTATAAAATCAATAAGAGATTATCAAATAGGCGTTAGTGTTTTAGACGTTTACGGTAGGCAAACACCTATATTTTCTAGTAATGAAGGTATAGTTAAACTTACTCAAGAAGATTCTGATAACGCAACTACGTTTTCTGCCAAGGTAAAATCTAAAGCTCCGTCATGGGCTACTCACTACAAGTATTTTGTAAAAGATAATTCTACAGAATACTACAACTTAGCTATGGACAGGTTTTACTCCGCAGAGTCTGATGAGCATGTGTGGTTAAGTTTTCCATCGTGCGACGCGAGCAAATTGTCTGAAGATGACTTTTTAATATTAAAAAAACAGCATGATAGTTCAACTCCAATATTAGAAAACAAAACCATAAAATACAAAGTATTGGCAAAAGAAGCCTCTGCCCCTGATTTTATAAAAATTAAAAAAGAAAGCTTAGGTAGAACTTCTAGCGGTGTTAATTTTGCAACAAACAGTTCTGTTACCTCTGGTTATCCCTTAGAAGGTTTTATGTCTTTTACTTTGAGAGATTCTAGCATACAAGGTTTTGAGCAGATTTTTGAAGAAGTTGAAGGTAGAGTTAAACAAACTAAAAAGTTTATAAAAATAGGTAATTTAAAATCAGGTATAACAACTGATTATTACGAGCTAGACACAGTTGAGTGGAGCGTTACAGACACAAAAGCAGGTGCTGTTTATTGGACTTTTAAATTAAAAGTTCCATTTGGAAAAGACATTGCTTTAACCGGGACAAGTCCTGGTAGTAGTACTAGAGGTTTGTATGTAGAGTTTTTTGAAGAAAAAGAAGCTGCAGATTTAACAGAGTTTCAAGGTAGATTTTTTGTTAAAGTTTTAAGAGATAATATCCTTAATGATTTTGTTTTAAACTCACAGGCAGTAGATAATTATATAGTTCTTAATTCAGAGCCGGTATGGTGGTTGCATACATATTCTATTAATGCCAATAGAGCTATAGTTAATAACAACCCTGTTTTTACAGAGCCAATACCAAACGTTATAAACACTGGTAGCGCTTACTCTGGAACATTAAACATTGGTTCTGACAAGTACAATAGTACATATTTAAAAGACCAAAGTACTTTTAGATTTGTGACAGATGAACTACTAGACAACAACTGGGGTGAAGATGATTTTGAAAGTCAGTATAACACTTCAAATGGTATAGTTACCTACAACTCTGGCGGTACTGTTACAAGCTCTAGAATACTAAAAGGAACAATGGATAACGAAAGTTATTGGATGGGAACTAACGTGAAAAGCAATTGGGCTATAGACAGTGCTTGGTCTTGGGGAGATCAAGATCAAAAACTAAGGCTTCACAACTACGGAAGTTCAAGTTACAACAATGGTTTTAACGAAGAAATGGGTGAAGGTTTTGTGGTTGGTAATGATTACGCGGAGTTTAGGGTTTTTAACTTAGGATCTGGACAGCAAGCAAACTTTTACCAAGGTTATTCTGATCAAAACTTTCCTACTGGCTATGAGTTTCCCCCGAAAAACAAAGACATACAAAATTATGATTTATACAAACAGCTAACAACCGTTGGTACTAAGTTTAGATTTTCTAAAGACCCAGGCCAGTTAGTTGATGGTGTATATGACGGCAAGTCTACTGTTTATACTATTATAGATAAGGAAGTTTTAGAAGTTAGCAATTATACAACTAAATGGAAAGATATACCTACTAGATTTGATTCACCAACAAATAAAGGCGTTAGAATACATATTCGTTTAGACAAAAAAATAACCTGGAGCCCTTGTGATGAAGATTCTGTTGATTCAGATGGTAGCAGCGCAAATATAAACTTTTTAGACGGTACTACCGCTAAAAGAAATGTTTCTAATGCTTCTGTTATTGAAATACTACAAATAGATCCTAGTAAAAATTCTTTTTCAACAAACGATCCTGCTATATTTGAAACAGAGCCAAAAGAAAGAGCTGATTTAGACCTTTACTACGAAACATCTTCTACAGAAATGATATTAAAAGACGGTATGTCAATATCAACTAACTATATAAATCCAGCAACAGGTGTTTCTGCTTTAACAAGTAGTGCTGTTATAAGTTTTGTTAGAGGTTGGAGAACAGGGGCTTTTCAAATATCACAAAACGATATAACGTGTGATATACCAGCTGGCGAAACAATAACGATTTCTAAAAAAGACACAGCGGGTAATGTTTTATATTCACAAGACTACGTGTTTGATTTTATTATATCTAGTGTTGCTAATGGTTCTACCAAAACAAATAATATTTGGACTAACGGTAACGCAAATACTGTGGCACAAATAATTAACACACCAAAAACTAAAATTAATTGGTTTAATTGCTTTTCGTTTGGTAACGGCGTTGAGTCAAACAGAATACGAGATGATTTTAACGCCCCTACTATAGACAAGGGTGTTAAGGTATCTGCTGTTTTAGAAAACGAATACAAACAAGAAACAAAAACAAATTCTATTATATACTCTGGCCTTTACAACAAGAGTAGTAGTTTAAACAACTTAAATCAATTTATACAAGCAGAAAAAATAACTAAAGATTTAAATCCAGAATATGGTACGATACAAAAGTTGTTTACTAGAAACACAAACGTAGTTGCTTTTTGTGAAAATAAAATTTTAAAAATATTAGCCAACAAAGACGCTTTGTTTAACGCGGATGGTAACACAAACCTAGTTTCAACAAACAACGTTTTAGGACAAACAGTTCCGTTTTTAGGTGAGTTTGGTATTTCTAGAAATCCAGAGTCGTTTGCTAACTATGGTTATAGAATATATTTTACAGACAAAGATAGAAATGCTGTTTTAAGATTATCTGAAGACGGTTTAACAGATATTTCTAAGTATGGTATGACAACTTTTTTTAGAGATAATTTAAAAGAATCTAATAAAGTTATAGGAACTTACGACGAGGATAAACAAAACTATAACGTCACTTTAAACAATAAAACTGTTAGTTATTCTGAAATAGTTAAGGGTTGGACAAGTTTTAAATCTTTTATTCCTGAATCTGGCGTTTCTTTAGACGCTGGTTATTATACTTTCTACAATAAATTTTTATGGAAACACGGTGAAAATGAGGTTAGAAATAATTTTTACGGGGTTCAAGCCGCAGAAGGATCAAACATAACTTTTGTTTTTAATCAAGACACATCTACTGTAAAAACTTTTAAAACACTAAACTATGAAGGCACAAAAGATTGGGTTGCTACTAGCGTAGACACAGACCTTCAGTCAGGTAAAGTAAATGAATTTGTTGATAAAGAAGGTCTTTGGTTTAATTACATAAAAGGCGCTGTAACAACAGTTTCAAACCTTGATAACAAAGAGTTTTCTACACAAGGACTAGGAAGTCCTAGTAGTATTAATTTAAATGGCTATGCTGTAAATCTACCTATAACTGCAACAGCCAAAGTTGCTGACGCAAAACCTTACTGGACTGTAAACGCGTCTACAAGCAACCCGTTAAACACAGTTGTAACTCAGTCTAATAATATTGTTACAGGCGCTACAATATCTTACGACGTTATTTTTTACGTACATTCTTTAATTGTTCTTTCTCAAGCCTGGTCTGTTTCAGCAGCTGATTTTACAGCTACTACTTCTAATCTTTTACCGGCTTCATCACCACCAACAATAGGAACACCTGTTCTTACTAATTTAGGGGTTGCTGGAACAACTTCAAACGTTGTTAAAATAACAATACCTGTTTCTGGAACAATGCCAGCGTCTATATGTTCTTTTGATGTAAACGTAGCGGGTACGGCTAAACTAACTCAAACTATAAATCCTTACTAATATGGCTGGTAAAATAAAAAACATAACAACAAAATGTACTTTAGCGCAGTCTGGCGTAACAAACAACACTTACCCTATTATTGGTACACCTGGCGTTGCTTTGTCAGCATTTACACAAACGTTTACGGCAAAGACAAATTTTGTTTTTAACGTACCGCCATCAATAGACTTTAGTAACGTTAGCGATCCAAGCGACTACTCTGTTACGGTTACAGACACTAAAAATAGCAAAGGTGTTGTTACTGCTAGGGTATTTTCTATAGTCTACACGCCTGATGTTTTGCAACCTAGCTCAGATGAAATAGTGTTTGTGGCGAACGCAGAGCCTGGTTACAATCCTTCAACAGGTAATATATACTCGTATGAGCTTGATACCAGTTATTTAAAATCTACCGGAGATAATAGGTCTATAAAAATGTATGGAGATCCTGGCGCTGTTATAACAGTTACAATATTCAACACTACACCTGGTTATCCACAAATAGACATGTATACTCGAACTTATACTTTTCAAGAAGATGGTACTTCTTTGAGCTATGTTGATTTTGGTGTTACATATGTTGTCCCAACTATTGATTTTAATATTCCAGGTTTAAAATACTGGAGAGTACCTATAGGAGATGAAGTTATTAGAATTACTTTCTCGGTATCTGGGGCCAACACAATACTTTGGGATGCAGACCCTGTAACAAACGGTAGCGCAGAGCTTGTATATCTTTACCAATATAAAGATACTAAAGTTATACTGCAACTAAGCCAAGGAGACACAACTGGTATTAATAGTAATAATGGATTTTTTGGTATTGGAGGTGTTGGTGGTAATAATATTATAAATTTAAAAGATCAATGGAATTTAGCAGATAACGTTATTACACCTTGGAACGTGTTTGGTGGTTATAGTAAGTCAGCTGGAAGCGCACAAGGACCTAATGCGGCAAACCCTAATGGTTCTTTTATAAG